TGACTTCACCGCGCACCCGCGAGTATTATATGCCCCTCGCGAAATGCCAGCGCCTCACTTTACTAAGCTGCCACCAGTGTTCAATGCGTCTACCAAGACCGCCGCTGATGAACAGGAATCCAGGCGTTTACAAAACTATGTATCCTGCTGAGAGCATCAACGGTCTCAATATAACAAATCCTCCGGTGCGCCACAGCAAAGTGCCAACCTGGACCGTCCGAACTAGTTGTAATAATAAAACCATGAACACCAACTATCAATGTCCATGGAGTGAAAGAATTGGTTCAACTACACCTACTAGTAATAATAACATATCATGATGCCTATAGCAACACGACTTCAACACCTAAAGGAGACGGATCGTTGTCAGGGTCTGCAAACAAATCCAAAATACCGGTGGTCATGCGCAATGGTACATACGTCTCACCCTACTACAATTAAACGATCACAGTCTAATCGCGTGTAGTGGGGTTGCCTTCCCCATCGAGACCATTTATGATCCGACAAGTAGGAGATTCAAAAATCTCAGTTACAGACGCGCCCGAATTTGTATTGGCGGTGAGTGTCGTAATCCTATAGTAGCCTGAATAAGGCACCGTAAGTTTAGCCTCGCCGTCTTCCTATACATATTCCAAGCCTCTCAATATTGTTGGAGCATTAGTGAAAGCTGCTGTATTTTATGCCGTAGTCCAATAAGCAAATCCAGTAAAATCCGGGGTAAATTTGGAACCTTCAACGTTGGCAGTAGGAGTGAACAACTCTATCTCGTAGTCCACAAAAAGCCAAGCGGTGTGGGCGCCATTAGACCCAGGGGATTGCATATAAAAGAAAATACGAGCATAATCAAACCATTTAATTTCTAAATCTGCCATCTGTATGGAATCCTAGTTAAACAGCTACATTTACTAAGGTTTGGCCTAAACAGAAGTTTCAAGCCAAATCTAGGAAGTGACAGCATTTCCGCTAGAAAAGAAAGCCGAAGCATTTGGTGCTGGGACATCTGAAGGATCATAGTCTATATACATACCCAACGTACCAGAGGCAGTGGTTGGAGCATGTGGTACCATCTGAAACTTCAATTTCCTGAACCTATACTTCTCATACTTGGCAGCGACAGCAGAAAGCCACGGAAAAGTGGCCCTGTCGGCTGGGTTGATTCGCTTTTAAGCAACATTAAACTACGTCTACGACGAAACCAACTCTATGAGCTCACGATGCTTGATCACGGTGCCACCAGAGGAATTGGAAAACCTGGGATCCTGATTATTGTTACTATACCCCATGGAGGTAAAGCCCTTGGATGCACTCTAACGTGCTACCTAGCCATTTTACTTCATGGGTTTGTTCTTATTTTAATTTGTTTTAGCCATTTTATTGGGGTTATATTATCAATTTTATTATTTATTTCATACCCCGAATAGTATTTAGTCTATAGTTGAACCTTCCTAAAGCTCGCCAACGCTAGGCATCTCGTACCTAACTTGAACACCACTAAAATGGTCCTCAAGTACCAATTGCTCCATTGGAGTAATTCCAAATGCCAACCAAAAGCTGTACCGGGTTCGGGGTAATATCTCGGTACTCTCATATTTCAATCCTTTGGAGAGCATGTAAAATCCTGACTCCACCATTGGAGCAACCTCTTGAAAATTTGCGGCACTATGTTTCTGGGGAAAAGTCTGGTAAAATTTATTGTATACAGGTATGTCTCCAGCCAAGGCTAATCCACCTTTACCTACACAAGAAGTCCATAAATCAAAAACGTCTTCACGAGAAAGATCACAACGACTGTGTATGTCTTTTGCTATAGCTGTCTAAGGGTTCCTAACCATCTTATACCCCAGCGGGGTCCAAACTGGTTTAGTTTGACAAAAACTAATTCTTTCAAATATGTCAACTACTCCCTCAGACTCCATTGTATACCCCATTCTACCAAACCAATGTACTAGGTCAGATATTTTGGGCAAATCACGTTTTTCTATGATAAGAACACAATCATCTCCGTTATTTGCTAGCCTCCACTTGCACTTACCATGCATGTAGGAGAAAATCAATCCAACCATGGTAAAACAATTACCACTAGAAGTGTTCATATCACCAGACGCGCGAGTGCCGCGGACCTAATACTTAACACGTATTCCTTCCTAAGGAAATACAGCACTACCATTATTTAGGAGCTAACAGTTGAGTAATGCACGTAGGTCACCGCTGAACTCAGCAGGAACCATTCGCAGCCACTACTCATGTTCGACTTTAAGGGAGGCAACATGTTGGTGCTAATCAAAACGACTAGCATCCAGATCGATAGCAACAGGCTACTCGAATTGCTCCCAATGGTGTCTTAATACCTCTCCCTATTTGAGTGCATTCATCCCTTTAAACACAACGGGGAAACCGCACACTCTCTCAAGTATACGAAACAAAGCTTTTTCCAAATGTGCTATATAACAACCTAAAAGCACATTGAACTCAGGAGCTCGAGGGCTTATGTTTCGTGGTGCTTTTGCGAGCTTATCTTCCAATACCTTTTCTACCTTGACAAAATTGCTTAGACGGGACAATCGTTGCAAGTCAAGTGTCTGCTGTCTCTCCATACACTCCAGGTTTGCTACTGCACGCAAATAACTTCTGTAACGTCTGCCGTTGGCCCTGTACTTCTCACAAAACACAGACCGATTTACGGGGGCCGTCACAAAACTACATCGCTTAAGCTCATCAACATATGGAGCAAACTGCTAACGATAGAAATCTTCAGTTGGAGGGGAAGTTTCAACTTGCTTCCCTCCTTTACTGATGGTCAATACTCTTTAAAATACTGAGATAGCCAAATTGTTAGAATTGTGTTGATGGCAACTAACTCGAGTACTTATCCCATACCCTCTTAATTTATATAGCCGCGGGGGTTATTTTCTACGGCATTACCGCCCTTTCACTGGGATGGACTCAACCCGCATCCAGCCACGCTAGCCAGTCCAAGACATAGGGTAGTCCAGACGGCTAGTCTCTGCCAGTTGAGAGGCAATCCCAGAAAATTTGGCGATAGCAGGTCCTTAACAAGTTACCTTCTCTTTACTTGCTTCCTGCACTTGCGCTACTGCAGCACCTTGACATATTCCTCATCAACGAAAAGTATCTCATTAATACTTTTTTCCACAACGTGGAGCAAGTCAGACCGACGAATAGGAATGCGAAGCTCCTTGATTATGCGCCTAACAATATCACCGAGGACTAACCCATCAGCGACACCATCGGAATATGCCCGTCTATTATAATTAGCATCAAATTGCGCGACGATTTGTGCTACAGCGGCGTACCTCCCGGAATACCGGGGTCCACCCTACTCATCCTAAATCCACTATGAGTCAAGGTCAGCGGTCGCACGGGCTATGCAATTATGATCAATGGCGGCTTCCCAACCGGACTAATCAAATTACGTCACCCCTGCCACGGCCTCCTATGTCACCCGGGAACACCACTAGACTCCGAATCTTTGTGTGGCATTTACGGAGGTAGCAATAAGAGAAAGGAGACTGCTACCAAATCCTGTATGTTTTTCC